GCTACTCAGACAACTCGTTCTGGGTATTGCTTGGACTTGAAAACACAAGTTCAAACACCGCAAGGTATGAAAGAACTTTCAAATATTCAAGTTGGAGATTTGGTGCTTTCTAATACTGGATATAATGAAGTTCTAAATGTCTTTCCAAAATCTAAAAAGAAATCTTATAAGATTTCTTTGGAAGATGGTAAAGAAATCATTTGTAGTGAAGAACACTTGTTCCCAACTCAAAATGGTGAAGTGAATATCAAAGGGGGTTTGAAAGAAGGTATGTGTCTTTATGTAAAAGAATAGTATGTGTAAGTTATACTTCTTATAAATAATAGTAGTATAACTTACTGATATGAAAGTAAAGATTTATCTAATTACCAACACAGCAGTCAATCCACATATGTATTATGTTGGATTGACTAAAAATGAATTGGATAGAAGATTGCAAGAACATATCACTCTTGGAAGGCACGAAGGAAATAAACTTCTGTCTGATGCTATTATTGAATATGGTAAAAGAAACTTTACTATTGAAGTGATAGAAGAAGTTGATGAAAGTGAAGCAAGAATAAAAGAAGATTATTATATTCGCAAATATAAATCTCATTATAGAGATGGATGTGGATATAATATGAAATATGAAACTTGTAATTATGAGAAACACTATCACGGAGCAAATCAAGAACTAATAGAAGAGAATATTAGAAATGGTAGGGCGTGGAACTATGGAATAAGTTTTTCTACACAATCAAAAGAAAAAATGAGAAAAACTAAAAAACATAGATACTCTCTTGGTGTTTATAAAAAGTTCAATACAAATCACTCACAAGAAACTAAAAATAAAATAGCAGAAAGTAAAAGAGGTCAAAAACTTACGGAGGAGCACAGAAAAAATATTTCTAAATCTTCTGTTGGTAGAACTTGGATTTATAATCCAGAGTTGAATGAAAGAAAGTTTGTAAAACAAGATGAGTTAGGAATATTCTTGGAAAGTGGTTGGAGGAAAGGTAGGTTATAAATAAACTTATAGTGTAAAAAAAAAATGGACGCACAAGAACTTCGCAATCTTCAAGAAGCATATTTGGAAGTTGTTATGAATGAGTTAGATGAAGGTATGAATATAAAGCAATTTGAAAAGAAAAGAAGACTTCAGAAACAAAAAGAAAACAAAGCATTAGAAAAACTTTCTCCTACTCGCAGAGCAGGTATTCATAATCCAGAAAAAGCAGCAGAAAGGGCAGAAAGACGATGGATTCGTTCTGATAAGATGGGCCCTGGCGGTGAGTTAAGAACAAATAAAGTTCGTAAAGCAAAAGCACTTGGAGAACTTGGTGAGCAAACAGATATTTACGATATCATCCTCTCACACTTACTTGATGAAGGATATGCCGAAACTGAAGAAGCGGCAGAAGCAATTATGGTGAATATGAGTGAGGAGTGGAGAGATAGTATTATTGGTTGATAAAATCATAACATCTTTCTCAACCACTCACCTTGCTTTTGGTGAGTGGTTTTGTTATAATGTGAATAGGTAAGAACTCTATGATGCTTAAAAAAATTATAAAAATTGAAGAACTTGATGAAAGAGAACTTATAGATATTGAAGTATCAGGAAATCATTTGTTCTATGCGAATGCTATTCTCACACATAATAGTAGCTCTGATGTTGAACTTACTGATACTTCTGAATCCTTTGGTCTCCCTGCTACTGCTGATCTTATGTTTGCCCTTATTAGCACTGAAGAGTTGGAGGGACTTGGACAGATTCTAGTCAAACAACTTAAGAATCGTTATAATGATCCTACCATTCATAAACGTTTTGTAGTTGGTATTGATAGAGCAAAGATGCGTCTCTATGACTGTGAACAATCTGCCCAAAATGACATACTTGACTCTGGAAAAGAAGAAGAGTATGATTATGAAGAAAAGAAACCTAAAAAATCATTTGAGGGGTTTAAGTTTTGATTAGTCTCACAAAAGAAACATTAGAAAACGGATACACTAAGTATACTATGTCTGAAACCAAAGTTATTGATACAAACAAATATATCGAATTCGTTCGCCAAACTACAAGTCCTGCTAGTAGTGATTTTGCACAACTGCTTGCTCGTTTGACTGAACTTGAAACTTCTGCTGATGCTGATACCCCCCGTCTTCTGACTGCTGCTTTTGGTTTGAGTGCAGAAGCAGGTGAGTTTACTGAAGTAGTGAAGAAGATTTTCCTTCAAGGTAAACCCTATAATGAAGAGAACGTTTTTCATATGAAACGTGAACTTGGAGACTTGTGCTGGTATCTTGCTCAAGCGTGTATGGCTCTTGATACTAATTTTGAAGAAATTCTTCAGATGAACTATGAAAAACTGAGTGCTCGTTATCCTGAAGGTGCATTTGATGTTTATCGTTCTGAAAATCGTGTGGAGGGAGATCTGTGAGTAAAGAAAAACAAGTAACCGTTAAAATGGATGTTCGTGCAGCAGCAGCAGTTCGTCAAGTTCTGTTTGATGCACAAAAAGGATACACTTATGATGAAGTAAGTGTTCCCGCTCGTATCGCTGATATTCGTTCAGTTGTTCAAAGTATTGATGATAATCTCGGCGCAGTTCTTGGTGTTGAATAAATACTTAGAAAACGACAATGTATTTTTCTGAGTGGATCAAAATCTTAAAAGAAAAACTTGAAAAAAGTAAAGAGAGTGGTATTAGAAAAAAATCTAAAAAAACAATCAATATTGATTCTGAACATTACCCAATCGAACTAGTTTAATTTATAAATACTTAAAAAAGTATTTGTGAAAATGGACTCTAAAGAACTTCGCGGTTTGGTAGAAGCATATTCTGAAGTTTATGCTCCTCAGGAAGAAATCGAAGAAGCAGTAAAAGGTGAACCTTCAGAAAGAAGAGCATCCCTTGCTTCCGAAAGAAAATCTGGAATTAAACCACTTCCAGCAAAAGAAGGTGAAAAATATGCATCTCACAAATTAGCACAGATGGCTTATTCTAAGCGTAAAAGAATGGGCGAAGAAGTAGAGCAACTTGATGAAGTATCAAAAACAGATGATGGTACAAGAGCAAGCATCAAGATGTTTGCTGGTAAGAAGGGAATAGAATTTGAACCAGGTCCAAGATGGGATCCTTCTGCTAATCGTGGAAAAGGTGCTAATCTTTCTCCAAAACAAATGGAAAAACAAAGAAGAAAGAAACTTCGCCAAGAAGATGTAGATATCTTTGATGTAGTTCTTGAGTTCCTCCAATCAGAAGGATACGCAGAAACTCTGGAAGAAGCAGAGTGGTTAATGGCGAATGTGATTGATGAGGAAGCGATTGGTATTATCTTAGAAATCACTGGCGGTAAAGGTCATCCTGGATATAAAGCAGGATCAAAGGATCACGGCCCAATGCAATCAGGACATCCTGCAGATTCTAGAAAAAGACAGGTGAAAGGTGGAACAATGTCTCAGAGACATGGATATCATCTTGGTGATATCGATGATGACGATGATGATGAGGATGAACTTGAGACTATTGTTAAGCAACAATCTAGAGATAGTAGAGAAAGAGTTAGAAAACCTTTAAGAAATAAGGTTAGGTCAGCAAGAAAGGTTCTCTCAAAAGAAGAATATATGGATGAGGCGCAAGCAGCAAGAGAAAATCCTGAGAAGTATGAGCGTGAAGCATCCAAAACACAACCACGCGGAGAGCAATTAAAAAGAAAATTAGATGATAAGAGAAAAACTAATAAGTCACTTGATGATATGATGAAAGCATACGGTTTTTGATATCTAATAAATAACCACGGAAGGTTGCTCTAACCCCTTGACTTTTTAGTTGAGGGGTTTTATAATATCTGCATCGGGGATATAACTCAGTTGGTAGAGTGTCTGCTTTGCACGCAGGAAGTCAGGAGTTCGAGTCTCCTTATCTCCATTCTAAATACTTAGAAAAGTATTTGTGTAAATGGCGCAAGGTAGAGGTGTTCAATTAGAGTGGGCAATAGTTTATGAATCTTTGACTAGATCTGGAGTTCCTTTTACGGAAATCCAAGAAAGGATGCAAAAAAATCCAAATCTAAAATCTTATACTGGCGACGTTGGAACGCAAGCAAAAAAATGTGTTGATTTAATAGAAAGAACAGATTCTTCTTTACTTGCACATGCTTATCATAGTGATGAATTAAATATTGCAGGAGATCCTGAACCTAAAACAGATGTGGTCTTTAAAAAAAATGGAAGGAATGCAGTGAGATGTTCTGTAAAAATGAAAGGTCCTATTCAACTTTCTAGTGCAGAAGGTCCAAGTACAGCTAAAGCTATGGCGGAGACTGCCGCTAATTGCCCAGGACAAAGAGGAAAAAACCTTTCATCATTAATAAAAAAAATTTCAGCAACTCCCACTAAACTATTAACGGAAAGAAATCTTCCAAAGGCAAGAGAAAGAAAACCAAATATCGTTAAGGATTTGGTGGATTCTAGAGGAAAAATAAAAGACGATACAAACTATACTAAATGGATATCTGAAAATAAACCAACTTTAATTAAAGAATTGTTTGATTACTTAGAGTCAGACCCAGATTTTCTTTATTGTTTAATTGAAGAAACTTTAACCGGAAAAAATTATTTTGGACCAAATGCAGATGCTACAGCTAATTATATGTTATCGCCATCTAAATTTGGAAAAATAGATGATGCATATATCAAACAAATGGTCAGAAAAACAAAAATAGATATTAGAGCAAAATCAAGAGATGGTATTTCATCTATTGCTTTTAGGTTCGATGTTCGCGCTTAATAAATATAAGTAAGAAAAGACACAATATGAAGAGTTTTTCAAGATTTTTATCAGAAGCAACACAATCGCAAGCATCTCAACAGGCTCAGAAACTGGGTCTGAAGGGTGATGGGCACGGCGGTTGGTTGGATCGTTCTGGTAAAGTTGTAGCAAGAACAGATAAAGGAAAACTCAAGTTTATTGATGGTCGCCAAGCAGGAGCAGAAGAACCTGCAGCAGCATCAAGACAAGCAGGACCTGCTCCAACACCACAACCACAAGCAGCACAAGCACCTGCACCAGTTCCACAACAAGCACCTGGAGCAGCACCAGAAGACCAAGCACAAGAACAAGAACTTCCCCCACTGACTGTTGTGTTTGGTCGCTTCAATCCACCAACAGTCGGACACGAAAAACTTCTAAAATCAGCAAAGAGAATTTCTGCTGGTGGAGACATTAAGATTTATCCATCAAGAACTCAAGATCCTAAAAAGAACCCACTGGATCCGAATAAGAAAGTTTCATTTATGAAAAAGATGTTCCCTGAATTTAAGGACAATATCATCAATGATGATGAGATGAAGAGCATCTTTAATGTTCTTGTTAATGCAAATGAGGATGGATATAATAATGTAAACATCGTTGTAGGTTCTGACCGTCAAGCAGAGTTTGAGAACCTAGCGCAGAAGTATAATGGAGACCTTTACACATTTGATCAAATCCGTGTGATTTCTGCTGGTGTTCGTGATGCAGATGCTGAAGGTGTAGAAGGAATGTCTGCATCTAAAATGAGAAAGGCTGTGATGGATGATGACTTCAATTCTTTCCGCAGAGGAACGCCAAAGACGCTTGATGATGGTGATACACAATCTCTATTTAATGCGGTTCGCCAAGGAATGGGTGTAAAAAAAGCAAAAGTTAAAAAAGAAAGTTATAATCTTTGGGAAGTTGCTCCAAAGTTTGATCAAAGAACTTTACGTGAAAATTATATTGCTGGAAAAATTTTTAGATTGGGAGATAAGGTTCAAAACTTAAACACTGGATTAGTTGGTGAAGTAATGCGTAGAGGAACCAATTATCTAATATGTGTTACTGAAGATGGAAATATGTTTAAGTCTTGGATTAAAGATGTGATGGAATATACTGAAGTAAAGATGGATAGAATGTATAGAACTCCTGGAAAACCCAACACACTTGCTGGCACCACTGGATATTTAAAGTATGCAGTAAAACAAACACCGGGTTCTACATTAGGAAAACAAAATATCCAACAAGGTGGTAGGTCATTTTTAGATTTAATAAATAAGTATAAGGTAAAAAGTAAGTAGAATTGCAATGTCCACCAATCCTCTGAATGATATTTCCAGAGTCTATCTGGAGCAAGTTGTAGAGTCTTCACATCTAGAGACTGATATGAAAAAACGTGCTGAAGCAAATGAGAAAGCACGTAAAGAGATGATGAAGACTAAAGCACATAAGGATATGGTTGCTGCAGCAAGAAAGAAGTTTGATGAAGAGTTTGTAGATCCAGAGCACGGTGAAGCACCAAGCGGAAGAAGTCCTCTACAAAATGTTTCGGATCATCCAAAAGCATCTGTAAGAAAAACTGCTGTAAAGGGATTCAAAAAACAGATGGAAAAGGAATACGGCGGTAAGTGGAAATCAAGATCTAGTGATCCTGTAAAAGAAGCACTGGACCCTGTAGGTCAAGAGGATGCTGATATTGATAATGATGGTGATACTGATAAGACAGATAAGTATCTCCACAAGCGTCGTAAGGCAATCGGCAAAGCAATCGCAACCCGTAAAGAGGCACTAGATCCTGTTGGTAAGGAAGATGAGGACATTGATAATGATGGTGATGTAGATAAGTCTGATAAGTATCTACACAAGCGCAGAAAAGCAATTGGTAAAGCACTTGCAAAAGAAGGATATTCAAATTGGAGACAGGATCTTTCTGAAGTTATTAAGGATACCGAATCAGAAAAGAAAGTTACTGAAAAGAAAGTTAATAATAAAATTGTAATCAATCCAAAGTTAGACCTTGGTGAAGCAGTAGAAAACCTTGGTGGAACTTTGCTTGAAATGGTTGAAATTGATGAGTTTGATTATATTGTTGAAAGTGCTTATGATGAACTTTTAGAGGAAGGTTACAGTGAAGATGATATTGAAGAAGCACTTGAATATGCACTGACTGAAGCAAAGGTAACATTTGGCCACGATACATCAAAACCAGAAAAGAAAAGAGCAAATCTGTTAGCAGCAGCAAAACAAAAACTTGCAGG